ACGACCGTCGCGAATAGAAGGGTGAATACGAGTGGACCGGGGTCTACGGCGGCGTCGAGGCACGGGAACTGTGAAGGGAGCATTGCATTGAAGAAGATCGAGGTGAAGCTCGATCCGGACACTGGACTGCCGGAGTTGCCGGAGGATCACTTCTGGCGAGTCGGCAATTCGGAATTGTGGATCATGCAGCACGTCTCGCCGGGTGACTGGGGTCCGTGGGTGACCGATCGAGGTGATCGACCTGACGGCCGGGAGTCCGAGTATGAGGAGGTTTCTAGTTGGATACCCTGGTGGTTCGGGCGCAAACTTCTGTGGTACCACCGGAAACGCGCTAGGGCGCACGATGCGTCGGTCTGGGGCAAGCGCTACGGGGAGTGGGGATATTATCTCGGTACCGTGGTGAACCCCGATTTCATCACATCTGATAACATCACCGAGCGCGCGACCGAGGTGTACCTTGAGTGGCAAGCCGACGTACGGGCTCGCGCGGAGCAGGATTCCATCCGTGGCGATTATCCGCCCAAGAAGTTCGAGGGAGGCAAGTGATGGCCGAAGATATTTCCACGGTTCCCCCGCTTACGCCTGCCGAACAAAACTCGCTCCGCTATATTGAACTGTCGAGTAGAATCGATGCCCTGATCGAACGCTATGAAATGGGCGAACTGGATGCCGAAGGCGCATGGTTCTCCGTGCAATACGCTTACAGTCTCGTGAAAGGGAATAGTTGATGGTCGCAAACGCGAGAACTGACGTGCTAGGCAAGCTCACCGTTCTCGTGGGTCCAGTCGCTTCTGCAAATTCGATCGAAGCCCTTCTTATGGTGGGTACTGGTGCGGTGGATTCCTACGTCGATATTGGCCATCCTGAGAACTTTTCCGACTGGTCCGAGGTAGGTTCTTTGATTCTCGATGGTCTTGATGTGGTTGTAACAGTAACGTGTCAGCCCGAATATGACTGGTACAAGACGTGTCCGCTCCGGGTTAACAATCTCGTAGAAAGGTGGGGAGGAAGTAATGGCGACAACGAAGGGAACTGACGTGGCAGGTATTTACGGCAAGATTCTGGCGATCCAGAAGGGGATCAAGGGTCTCCAGAAGAACGGAGTGGGTCCGTCCACGCAGGATTGACATGATAGACCTACGCAAATTTGAGAAACCGCCCTTCGCGGGCCTCAATTTTGTGTACGCTCTTCATCTGGGGGACTACAACTATCGATATGTGGGCGTTACAAAGCGCCCCCGGATTCGCCTCCGAGATTGACCTATTCAGGAGCGCGTCGATATTCGTTACCGCCCTGATCGCCACCTGATCCGCTTCATACTGACGAAGCCCATCGTCTGGGAGCCACTTAGTGACTGTCGTGACGCCAACCACTGTTTCCTGCGTATGGGGAAGATAATAGCCCGAACCGGACAGTCCGGATGATCGTGTGCGCAGGAGTGGTTCTGGGAACGCAAGGTGGGAGGTGTGGAGAACTATACATTCCGACGCTTGAGTTCTGGAAACACTCCTAGAAGACCGTTCACAAACTCGTCGCGGTCAAAAATGCCGAGGGTAGTCCAATCCACATCACTCATGGTGATAGCGACTGCCGAATAACGACCATCATCTCGAACCCATGGATGTACGACCACCCGCTGACGCAGTTTCTTTGAGTCGCCATCATGTAGCGAGAACTCGACCTCGCCATGACCAGCCAGGGCCGGACGAATTCTTGCCTTTGGCCTGGACATCACACTTCCCCATTGCGTACCGCAGCTATCACCGCGATCCCTGCCGCCATTACCGCCGCGTCAACTGCTTATGACGCGGCAATTTTAAGTGCAGAATCAATTACTGACACAAAGACGAAAGAATTTGCACTTAAAATTGCGCAAGTCGAATACGATCATGTGAAATTCAAACAAATTGATGTGATGGATAGCATTGTGATCGAAGACAACATTCTTAATGCGATGTTGCTGTTGATTGGTCACTGGTATCGCAATCGCGAAGAAACTGTGATTGGTCAATCAGTCGCAGAAATACCTTCTGGTGTCCAATCCATCATGTACAAGTATCGAAAAGTGGGTGATCTGTGAGTTTGCCTGCCGGAAAACTAAATAAGCGTATTCGCATTGAAAAAAGAGTCAATACGAAAGATGCTTTGAACCAGCCTGTTGAAACTTGGGTTTTGGTTTGCATCACCTGGGCGCAAGCATTGGGCGAAACCGGCATCGGGACTATTCGTAACTCTTTGCAAGTTGGTGGTGTTAGTCGCCAGATTTCACAATACAGTTGGCGTATTCGCTACAAAACTTTTAATACATTTAAAAACGACATGCGCGTGAATTGGAACGGTGTATTTTTTGATATCCTTCAAATAAACCACGACATGGATAAAAACGAATGGACTGATTTGATTTGTGAGCAAGGTGGCAACGATGGCTAATTCGCTCAAAGGTTCAATGGATACTTCCGAATGGGACAAGGTATTTGAGAATCTACGCGGCCCAGCCAAAGAATCGCTCGCAAGAAGAATGTCAGTTGCCGGTGGTCGCGTATTGCGCGATGAGGCAGTTTTGTTAGCACCAATATTAAGCGGCAGATTAAAAAATGCCATTTACGTTGCGCACAATAAAAAAATAAGTAGCGAATACCAACAAGTTTATAGTGTTAGTTGGAATCGAATAAAAGCACCGCATGGGCATTTGGTAGAGTTCGGTTATTATCAGCGTTACCTTACCGTGAAAATAAACGGCAATGTGTACAGCATAAAAAGCAAACCGCTCGCCACACCAATTCGCATTCCAGGTAGCGCATTTTTACGAAGAGCATTTGACGCTAAATTACCGGAAGCAAAAAATGCAATGATTACTGCCGGTCGCGAAAATATTCCAATACTGTTCAAAGGACAGTCGGGAGATACAAATGAGCTTTGAAACTGATCTGGTAAATCTATTAAACCCATTGGTTGACTCTCTTGTTTTTTGGGATGTCACGCCTGATGGTTTTAAAGGTTATCCATTTATCGTATTGCAACAAGTGGGCGGTCGATCCGGTTGGTATCTGGAAAGCGAACTGCCCAGCCACAAACACGCGCGGATTCAGATCGAATGCTACGGTAAAGGTCGCCAAGCTGCCGGTGATTTAGCGCGCCTTGTGGAAAAGACTATTTGCGAAAGTATCACTGTTTCTGAGCCTTACGGGGCATTCGCAAGTGGCTATGAGCATGCCCTAAAGCTCAATCAAACGCGCCAAGACTTCGGGTTTTGGTATCCCGATATTTGAGGTACAATCATTCGCCAGCCAGCTTTTGGCGGCACCACTTAACCATAAGGAAACCTAGCCATGTCTTCAAGATTTATTAATGGTGCCAAGTATGCAGTATCGACTGCGCTGGCAACTGCCGTTGCAATCACGGCGATCACTAATGCTGATCCCGCTGTTGCAAGTTCCCCATCCTTACCGACTGCTGGTGATATTTTGTTGCTGAAATCCGGCTGGTCAAATATCAATGATTCGATTGCACGCGCAGCTGCGCCTGGTGGCGGTACTTTTGAGTTGGAAGGTTTGGACACGACAAACGTGTTGCGCTTTCCGGCTACTGAAGGTATCGGTACCTACGAAAAAGTTACAACGTTCCTTGGATTCAACCAAGTACGCGATGTAAAACTCGAAGGTGGTGAGCAAAACTATTTCGAGTACCAATACGTTGAAGATGAAGGTGGTCGTCAACGCGTGCGGGGTCTTTGTAATTCCCCACCATGCAAGTTTTTAGCATTTCAATGTTCATGGTTCTCTCCGTGAAAATTCCCCGCCGTTGAATTAGCGGGGAATTTAGCTATGGTCAAAGACCTCGATTAAGCAGCAATGTCAGCAATCGCGTCCACAAAGGTACCTGTGATGAAAGCGAGCGGACGTTTCACTGCCATCGCAACGCGTTCTTCGGCACGCATGGTTGCCAAGTTCTTTTCAAAGTCATCGGAGTTTTCCGTGGAAATAAGCACTTCGACACCCATGCGATCATAAACAGTCGCACCGATTTTGAAAGCGCCTACCAGGAAATCGCCATCGACCATCGCAGGCGTTGCAACCACTGGCAAACCCCACATACGCGGAGTTACGGAACCCTGCGGATTGGCAAGGATGTACGCACCTTCCGTTGTCTTGGTCAGTTCGATCAATGCCCAGTCGGTATCGCTCAGCACGATGCCATCAGCAGGGAACAACGATAACGCGCATTGCAGCATTGCCAAACGCAACACATCGATACGAGTTGCCAATGCGTCCACGTAACCAGTAGGTTTTGCGAACGCCGTTGCTTGTGGGACGATACCATTCAAGTTCTGGCCGGTATTGTTGCCGTACAGGAATTGACGTTCTTCCACGTAGCCCAGCCCATAGCGCATTTCCTGGTCGATTTCGCCCATCAGACGCGGCGCGTCATCCATTGCTTGACGTGTCAGTTTTGCCAAATGTGCAATCACGCGAACCGGAGTTGTTGCGAGAACCCATTCGTATTGGCTGTACGGCTTTGCAGCGGATTCAGCGACCGTGGCGGCAGCATTGGTACGCACAGTTTGTTTGGCGTAGTCAATGGAGCTTGACGTGGCTGGAATGACGTTCAAAAGATCACGCATGACGCGGCGTTGTTTCGGCAAACCAACAACATCGTCTTCACGTTGCGAACGAATCAGGCCAGCGGCGACAGTGGAAGTGATGGCTTTGACTTCAACAGCAAAAGTGCCACGCGGATTGCCGCTTGCACTTTTCGTTTTGAACTCGTTATACGCCGGAGATTCCGTGATTTGTTCGCCCCAGGTCTTCGGCGACATTTTTTCTTGTTCGGTACGAGTAGCGATTTTTTGCTCAAGTTCGTTCAAGTAAGTTTTTTGCTCGTTGAAGCCGACCAGCAATTTATCGACAGCCGCTTTCAATTCGGCAGAAACGGTTTCGCCATTTTTCATTTTGCTGTCAAGTTCAGCATGCGAAGTTCGCAACGTTTCGGTCATACCGATGATTTCTTTGGATTTGGTTTTGAACTCAGCAACAAGTTCTTCCAGTTCCGGCAAAGCAGCGGCACCTGGGGCGATCAGTAACGCGGCACTGTGATGGCCGGTTGCCAAAAGCGTCACCATTGCAATCGCAAGTACAAACGAAAGCACGGTGTACATATTAAAATGAAGTTTCATTTTATTTCACCTTTATAGAGTTGATGGATTGAATCAGATTTTTTATTGCTTCGGCTTCCGATTTTTCAGAATCACTCTGCTTTACGATTGCCTTCATACGTGACACGAATGCCACTGTTTCCGATTTTGAAAAGCCTGCATCACGCAGGATGGCTTCGCAATCAGATAGGGTTTCCAGTTCACCAA